CTGGTACCGAGGTGTGGTGGGGAATGACTGGTTTCGCGTCCGAAACATCCGTACCATTAATTTGGAGCTTGATTTTATCGGATGCAGATTGACCGTTCACGGCGACCAAATATTTCATTGGGTGATTGAAGCTGAGTTCCTGGACTTTATTGAGCGAGGCAATTGCCTTTTGTGTTTGTGTAATAAGCATGTTTTGTGGCGCGTTGGAAAGTGCCGTTCGTTCATCTGTATCGAGGTGAAGAAATTGAGCATACACTTCGAGGTCTCCGACAATACTGGCATTATCGGCCCACGTAATTCTCAATTCAACATCGTGATATTGAAGTGCGACTAATGGGATAGCAGATTGGACATTTTCGCAAAACGAAAACCTGAGTGGGTAGAATTTTTCCGAAGCATATTTAGCTTTAGAGTACGTTTGGTTCATAACTGTTGGTGCAAGAGAGGTGGAGAATGCATAATCTTGTTCGTCGATGACTTGACCACCGATCAAAAGTTCAACCTTGGCGACATTTTCATTCCAAGCCGTGACATTACCCGCTCTATTAGCGATATAGACGTAACCGAGCATATCACCTTTTCTTTCGAATCGGATAGTTGACATACCAGCTCGAGCTGGGTTGCCCTGGATAGTTTGTCTTTCGACAGTTTGGGCGAAGTTTGTGTGACGTTTGTAGTTGGACCTGAAAAAAGAAACTTCAGGTTGACCTACGAGATGCGCATCTTGCGCACCGATTGCAACGAGTTGGGCAATACCTCCAGACATATTTTATATTATACTAAGGTTTTTTATTTTTAAGCCCATATATAATATAAAAGTGTGTTCTGATTTATTTAATTTACTAATTTTGTGTAAAAGATATTGAATTCATATATACATTACCTGCAACATTTGACAATGTCATGAGTCCGTGTTCACTTTGTTTAATAGTGAGGTCGCTGGTCTGGACGTACCAGTTTACATTTGTAAGATTTTTTGATATTTTTCTATCTGCACCTGATGCAAATATAGGTACGACTACCTGAGCACCGTCTATAAGATTTGAATAGACGAGACTATTTAAATCGCCTGCAAGTTGAACAAGTGGTGCTGTACCGTAACTTTTATTTTTAGCATCTATGGTTATTGTATCTGTCGATGACATTGATACGGTTATACCTGGATTTGTAAGTTGAATATTTTGTGATATTAAATTCCCTGTAACATTTACATTTGAACCAATTTTAATACTATTTGTCGTAACAAATGCATTATCCGAGTTATAACTTGAATGTGGACCTGTAAACTGAATAACATTTGACGTAACATTTGCTCCCACAGTCGCTTGAGAAACATCGTCTAAAGAGAAAGGTGATGCGGCGACGTGTAAAGCTCCTATTGTAATACTATCGGCTGAGACGTTACCCGAAACCGTAAGTACATTCGATTCAAATACGTTTATAGTAAGGTTAGCGGCTGCGACTGATGGTCCTATAGAAATATTTGCCTTATATTCGTGAACATTATCGAGTGTCGAGCCCCCCTGCCCCCCTGAATCATAGATTTCACCCGTTGTCGTGTTGAACGATAAAACATTATTCGAAGGTGATGCATAAGCCGGGTCAAGTTTTACCGCGTTCGTTACTTTCAAAGATGCTACTGCACCTGCTGACGATTTAAGTAAAACATCACCAGCGTAATCAATTTGTTTCGTAGCTGCAATGTCAATATCACCCGCGGATGTTAAACCCGTGGTTGTGTTATTAAACGCGACTGTTTGTGTTGTTGTTGCCCCTCCATCTGTAATAGTTTGTAAATCCGAAGAAACATCGTCCCAATCTATTCCAGCCGCGGAACTTCGAAGAAACTTTTTACCTGATGCTGTATGAGGAGAAAGTGTAGATAACGCAGTTCCAGATGCTGGACCTAATAACAATTCGTTTTGTGCTACTGTAGTTAAACCGGTACCACCCTTGGCAAGTAAAACTTGTGAACTCAAATTAGCGGGGTCGAGTACTGATATACCTGTAGTTACACCCGTACCACCTCGAGCAGTAGCAACTGTTCCAGTCGTAAGGTTAGTTGCATTTAGTACACTTAGACCTGTAGTTACACCTGTACCACCTCGAGCAGTAGCAACTTGACCGGTATGACTAGCATTACCCAAATCTAAGTTTGTTATAGCTGTACCGTCACCTGAAAAAGTTCCTGAATCAACCGATACTACGTTAATTGAATTACCATGGAACGAATCCGCGGTCATTTTACCTGTTGTCGTGACGTTACCAGATAAAACGTTACCCCACACATTTGCCGTGATGTATCCATCCGCTGTTGTGTTTGTGGGTATAACGGTGTGTCCATCGGATGCACTTTCTGTAAAAGCGATTGTGTATTCCTTACCTATAGTCTGACCCAAAAAACCTGCAAATATGTTTGCAGTTGGTCTTGTCATATGTTGCCCCATATCTTTTGCGTCTACGGTATTGTTGTGTGCGACTGCAAATATTTTATCGACAATGAAATGATCAGTTGTATGCTGCGCCGTAAGATTACCATCAACATGTAAGTTTCCAGAAATCACCACGTTTGAACTAATAGATGTAATATGTGTAGATGGGTTATACCCAATTTTACTTTCCTCAAAAATACCAGAATTGTTCACGTATGGTATAGTCAAAGTATTTAACGAACTAGCGCCCGTACCACCTCGAGCAATAGGAACTTGTCCGGAATTATTAGCTTGACCCAAATTTAAGTAACTTAGACCTGCACCGTTTCCACTAAAAGCTCCTTGAAAATTCGCTGCCGTTATATCACCGATTGGTGCATCTAATACAATCCCCGAACCGTTTAATGCTACTTGTCCATCCGTTACTTCTAGAACTACACCCGAAGATTTATTTAATGTTATGACTTCGTCGGAAACGTTAGATACACCTGTTTGTGATGCAAGAACTTCATCTAACGTGAGTGGAACATCGGACCATTCGGGTGCCGTTTTAAACGCGTTTAATCGGAGAAACTGACCCGCGGACGCGGAAGATGTACTTAACTTTGCGAGTGATGTTATTCCACTGGCATATACTAAATCACCTTCGCTATATGTATTAATACTTGTACCACCATGTGCTACGGGGAGAACACCTAGGTTTATATTACCCGTATCTATATTTGTTATGGACGAACCATCACCGGAAAATGATGACGCATTTATAACTGAAGCTGTTATGTTATTAGATCCTAATATTTCACCATATATACCCGACGATGCTATGTTATTAGATCCTACTATTTCGCCGTACAGTATTCCACTAACTTTACTCGCTGTTATGTTATTAGATCCTAATATTTCACCGTATATACCTGTTGTTCCAATAAGTTTATCTGCTATTATATCTTGAGTTGTTGTTATTTGATCATATACACCCTGTGTTCCAGTAATAGTTTGACCTTGAATGTCACCTAGAGCAGTAATAGTTTGACCTTCAATGTGACCTTGAGCAGTAATAGTAGTTTGACCTTGAATGTGACCTTGAGAAGTAATTTGACTTGCTGTAATTAAATTGGAACCGCTTATGTTACCAAATATATAATCATCGACAACTATATTACTATATGCCTTGAGTGACGTTGTTGGATTTGTAAGGTGTAGTGTATTTGATGTAATATTACTTTTATCCGTGACAGTTTGTAAAGTTACATTTGAAAGAAGACCACCATCACCACGATAATATTGTGCATTTATATTCCCCGTCGTTTCTATAGCGAAAACAGATTGTGTTGGTACATTCATAACAGTTTGACCAACAGCTCCCAATGTAAATAAATTTTGTGGATTTGTATTTGCTACGGCGACGTGGGACGTTGCTTGTATATCCCCAGTGTGTATAATACCTGAAACCTGAATTTTGTTTGTATTATCTTTATCTATAACGACAGAGTTCCCTGTAGTTGATAACCTATCAGTTCTTGTATTACCTACAATTCGTAGATCATCGGTATCACCTACTGGACCTTTAATAAAAACCTTATCGGCTACAGATAAGGCGTGCGTTGGGAGTGTATTTGAAATACCTACGTTAGATGACGCAACGAAAGATGTAGTTGCATTGTTAAATTCAACTGTATTTGCTGTAACATTACCTACAGTAGTTGCATTTTCTAACGTAATACCACCTAACAAATCTGTAGCTACACCCGAATCTACGAGCTCTGCTGTTTGTGCGTGATACGCAAAAAAATTCGCACCTGCTAATTCTGCTACACGTACCGGTGTCACATAAAGTGAACCTGGTGTTGATGCAGATATGGGTGCATCTGACGCATTAAAAACAACCGTGTTTTCGGCCTGATTATCATTAGCGTGTTTACCAAACCGGATTTTGGTAGACCGCTCGATGGTAGGTATATTTTTAACCATTTAATATAAGTAGGTATTTTTAATTGGCGTATATCAAACCCGCCATACCATTTTCTATTCTAAGAATATTGTAATTTACGGCATATATTGGATCATTTATAATCATATTCTGGCTATGTATCTTTGCAGAGTCTAAACGACTAAAATTGAGCGTTCCTGTCGGTTGGAGTGAGCTCGTCGAAAGACAAAAGCAGTATAAAAAGAAATCTGGGGAAGTTACGAATTGTGTGTGGTAATAGTTTTGAATTTCCATAAAATGTGGTTTCCCCCATTTATAATTACCTATATCGAGACCATTTATCTCGATCTTTATTTTATTACTCGCGGATGTTAAAGCACCTTCAGTACTTGTATCTGAACACGCTAGGTATTTAACTGGGTGGTTAAATGTAAGTTCCTGTGTAAGTTCCTGTGAAGGAATACTTTTTTGAACCTGTGTAATGAGTAGATCATGATTTCTCGAAACTAAATTTCCACGTTCTTCGTTATCGAGGTAATAATAATTTGAATAACACTCGACGTTATAATTACCTGCTTGCGAACCCCAGTGAATACGCAATTCTACTTCATGGTACCGCAAAGCAACTATTGGTATAGCACATTGTGGACCTTCGCAAAAAAAGAAACGTAAAGGATAAAAGTATGAACGTGCACTTATACCCGGGTGTGTACCATTAGAACTCTTAGAAACATTCGTTGCGAATGTATCTATGGCTATCTTTTCCGTAAACGCCGCGTCTTGTGAATCGATAACTTGTCCACCGATAAGCAATTCAACTCGATCAATTATATTTTCCCAGTTTTGAATATCAAGTGCTTTTGAGTTATCGTCTATAGTAAAGTAGGTGTATCCTAATAAGTCACCTGATCTTGGTATTTTGATCGATGACATAGCGTTATTTTTCACAGCTCCTTGTATCGTTTGCTTCTCTATAGATTGTGAAAAATTAGAATGCCTTTTGAAAGTTGAGTTAAAGAATGAAATTTCTGGTTTTCCCATAATGTACTCATCTTGAGCACCGATGGCAATAAGTTGAACAATACCAGAAGACATTTATAATAAGAAAAGGTTAAAATTATACGTGTATATCGCCCTGAAATAATTAGAAGGCTAAATTTCTTTTTTTGCAAACGAATCTAAATATTAAACATGTTTCGGATGTAGTCGCCGCAGCACCTGTTTCCTTCAATAACTCAACGGTTATTCTATCGAGTTTCTTTATTGGGTTAAAATATTGTTGAATAACTGGGTATTCGTTTTTAAAAACGAGTCGAGTTGTTCCATCTGTTACGAGAGAACCGAAAACGCCGTTTATTAAATTATCATCAGCTGTATTCAGATCTGTTTTCCCTCTTTGAGAAAAGAAAGTTCTTAATTCATCAATTTTAAGATGTACTAATTTGTGGGCTCCATCTGTACCGTTAATATGAGCGGCTGTTAATTGAACCTGAACTATATTTTCGAGGGGTTTTGGAAAGAATGAAGTAAATTTTTGTTTTTGAGAATCGTCAACAGAATCAACGATAATGGTATGATACTCGTGTTCAAAATCGGGTAAACTTGACTGACTAGTCACTAACGCCATTTATATATACTGGAGA